GTTTGCCTATTACTGCTAGCTGAGTCAGGAATTTCTTTTCGGTTGAATCATAATTTACCAGAACTCTCATGTGGCAAGCCCCTTATCAGTAATTTGGAAACGAATAACTTGACGTCCTCCGCGTTTCCTAGAGGAAACCAAGTCCACCTTTTTTATGTACGACTTTTTCAGCAAGTATGAAATAGTCGAATAATATTGCTCTACATGCACATTGGAGAAATGAGCCAATTCTTCCGTGGTCGCTGGAAGTTTCCCTGCTTTGTGCATAGCTTTAATAAAGTTCAGGGTTTCGATTGCTCCCTTCTTGGGAAGTTTACGACCTTCTTTCCAAGGCAGATCATGGATAGAACGAAGCTCGGGTTTAGCTTCTCGAATGTCGAAATCCAGAAGCTGTTTGACGATAGGGACTGGGATGCGGCAAGTCAATGTGCAATACATATGCAAAGTCTCCTTGTGGAAAGCGAATAAAAAAGCCCTCACACCTTCGGTGTGAAAGTGCAAGGGCTTTGATTTGAGCTTTAGGCTTGTGGCTTAGGCTTCGTGAACCGGAGTGATGCGAGAGTTGATGTAGCCATTCTTCTCCTGCGTAACGATCTTGGCCTTGAACGGAGCCAGATCCTTCAGCGAATCCAGCAGATCACGCAGCGAAACGCCATCGACCGAATCCACATTGAGAAGTTTCTTAGCTTGCTTCTTCAGATAAGCAATGCCATCTTCCGTGTAGGTGAAGGATTCCGAAAAGAGCGAGCCATCGGCCACCGGCAATTCCTTGTCCGAAGCCAGCTCAAGGGTTTCTTCCACCTTGTAAGTCACAGTGAAGCGACCGACCTTTTCGCCTTCCTTGTTCTTCTTGATCTCGAACTTCGCATCTGCGATCGAGAGAGTGTAAGCACCCGACGGAGGATTAACGAAATCCGGCACATCCTTAACGCCATCCAGCGTCATGTCCAGAATCGAATCCATGTCCAGCACAGTGTTGAGTTCGCTCATGATAAATCTCCAAACAGAAAAGAAAAGAAAAACAAAGAGTACAGCGGATGAAACAAATTAAAGATGGGGCTTGATGTTTACTTTGCTCGCTTGAGAATACCTCCTTCGATCAAGATTGCTTCCATGGACAACTCTTTAGCGTCCTCCAGTCTAGCATTCACCCGCGATCCTGTCAAGACGTCCGGGCGATACGTAGAAGAACTGCCTGCTACATGTTTGCCTAGCTTCCGGTTTGTGTACACGACAGTACCAAAATACTTGGCAACCTTCAAAGAGAATTGCTTGGTGCCAACCAGAGGAAAGAATTTATCCTTGCCATCTGCATCTTCCAAAGCAATCTCATGAGTCAGCATCACAAAGTTTGTATGAACTGCTTGCTGAATTACGCTCATAATGTCGCCAAGCCATTTGCCTGCGGAGCCATACTCATCAAAGGTAGGCTTATAGTCCACAGGCTTTCCTCGGCAAGCAGCAGCCAAAGCAGAATCTCCAAGCTCTGAGCCAGAATCCATTACCACCAGATCATCATGAGTCAGATCCTTAAGGCAGAAGCCGACAGTAGGCATCTTTTCTTTTGCGCAGTCAGCACAATTCACTTTGCCGTGAGCTTCGCAAATCTGAACCGGAGTCTTTGCAGAGAAAGCCTTGAGCATTGTTTCAATAGCAATCGGATTCTCCCGAGTATTGGCTACCTTAATGACAAGGATCTTTTCCATCTCGGCTTGGCTCAATCCCATGGAGATCAGAGTTTCAATCCCATTCTCGTAATCGAACCAAACGATTCGCTTGATCTCAGGAATCTTTGCAGCAGTGCCGACCAGACGAGTCTTGCCAGATTTGGGAGGACCATAGATAAGAATCGAATGATTCTGAGGTCGAGCAGCAGTGGCCTGAGCCAATTGATGAAGATTCATTAGAGCACCTCACAAGGCGATTTCAGCTCAATTACAGAGCAATTTCAGGATGGGCTTCGTAGATTGCACGAAAGACTTGAGCTTGCGCCTTAGCATCAGACAAAGCATCATGCTCCAGCTCAGCCTTAGCCTTAGCGAAATGCTCCTTGTGCTGAGCATAGATTGTACGGAAGCAACGAAGATCCCTGTAATTCCAAGGAATATCCAGACCATTCATGTGATAATGATGGTGGAGAATGGGGAAATCAAAGGCAGCTCCATAGCAAAAGAGTCGAGCACCCTTAGGAAGCCAGCGAGCAAAACAAGATAAGGCTTCTTGCACAGGAGTCTGCCCATAGAGAACTCGCTGCTTCACTTCTTCAGAAAGTCCCTGCCAGAAATCCCCAGTGTCCAAAGAAAAAGTGGTGAAATAATCTATCTGCGACTGAAGCGAGATTGCCGCCACGAAATCCAGATGAGGCTTCAGAATATTCACAGCACCAATTTGGAGAAGCTGTGCAGTCGGAGCCACATCGAGAGTTTCAATGTCCAGCATGATGAGGTCAGGTTTGTTCATTTCGATTCTCCTTACTTACGATTGAGGTGCATTGCGATGAGTTCGTCCAAAGAATAGACAGGGAGCTTGGCTTCTTTCTCTTCGCGCTCCAGCTTTTCCTTTTCAGATTCTATGTAGGGATAGTCTAAGGTAGTCAATCCACAAGTGCCGAATTCAGGGCAAGGCTTATTGAACTTGAGGCAAGAGTCTCCACGCTGAGGATAAACATTAAGCTCGGCCATTCGCTGAAGGCGCTCAGTGTCAAGCCCCAGACTAAGGAACCAATTGAGGCGATCCCGATAAGTCTTTTCAAAGGGAAGAATCTTAATGCGATCCTCGACCGGAGACTTCATCAATTGACCTACCAAATAGATAACCCCGAAGTCATCCAAAGGCTGGCCAGCAATGCGATCCAAAGCAATCGAATAGCCTAGAGCTTGGCCTGAATTGCAATAGAGCGGAGCCAGATTCTCAAGCATTAGGCCTGTGGATTTACACTCCAAGACATAATACCGACCTGTGAAACGATTACGCAAGACAGCATCAATATACCCTGCGTAATAGTACGGACCTTCAATGGAGATAAGGAAGCCACGCTCAATGTCTTGCGAAGTTTCAACCTCATATTCCATTAAAAGCGAATCAAGCTGAATGAATGCCTTGGCCAGCAGTGCTTGAAGTCTTGGCTGATTCTTCTTTTCAGATTCGATCTGAGGGAAATACTCAAGCCAAGCATCATACAAAGCCCGCTGAGGATCTTGATGCAAGAGATAAGATTGAATCCCTGCACCGAAAGCCTTGCCGAAGAACAAATGCTCGGAGCCTTCATCAGCATCAGCCATTGGATCAGCATTGCGAAGTAGGCGCTTCAATTGATAAAGGCGCTCACAGCGATGCAAGAGTTCAATGGTCGAATGAGAAAGCCGAGTAGCCTTCGAGCGCCGATGGAAGTCCGGATTATTTTTCATCTACTTCAACCTCAAAAATAAAATCGTACGTAGTCTTGCCTGTGGCAATATCAAAACACTCACGAATTTCAATCAGACTTCCGTTGATGGATTGATCAGTGCGAAGATACTGCATGGAACGAACAAAGCCAGAAACCATTGTGACAAACTTAGCGCGTTCCTTTTTGGTTTTGGCTTGGCGAAGATCGACAATCAGTTGAGCAAAAGCACCGACAGCCTGCGCGTCAAAGACATAATGATGAAGTTCGTGGGATACCGACATGATAGCTCCTTAGATTGACTGCGGGTAAAGCATATTAGGCAAAGCCCCTTAGGTAGAGGCCTTGCTTACTAGGCTTTAGACAAATTCCAGAACCGGAGCAACAAACTCGGACTTAGCCTTCTTCCAAACTTCCTCCGTGGTCTTGCCCTTCACTGTCTTTTTAAAGACTAGATTGGCTTCCCATTCGGTTTCATTCTCCTTTGCCCGGCCCTTGTGAGGAAGAGCTTTGGGAAAGCCCTGAAGATATACATGAGCATAGAAGAATCCTTCTGCCTCTTTCTGTGGCTTAGAAGGGTGCGTCGTCATCATAATCAGACTCCTGAGAATAAGTGCGATGAGGATTGCGTTGAAGATGAGTAGGCAAAGGATCAGCCGAAGGCTCCGGTTCAGGTTCATCCTCAAGAGCTTCAGGCATATCTTCCTTCAATTTGATGAAAAGCTTTTGGACAATTGCCCATTGCTTGTCTGAGAGATAGCCTTTTGTTTGCTCTTGATGAGCCACTGATTTGATGAACTCCCGCTCCCATGAAGTATAAAGCCAGTCCTCATTGGGATGCTTGGCCAATCGGAATTGAGAACAAAAACCTAGGCGCTGTTCTTTAGAATATTCTTGCTCCATGATAAAGATCCTTTAAAGATCGGACAAAAGATCCGCTTGTTGCTCCGGGGTCATCTTGGAAATATCCGCAAGCGAAGGCAGCTTAGAAGAGCCAGAGCCGGAAGCCTTTTTCTTTGAAGTAGAAGCCTTGCCCTTTTCCTCCAAGTATTTGCCAGTCACTCGTTGAAGGGCTGAGACAATGCCACCAATATCTTCAGGCAACATCAGAGCACAAGCATTCGGATTATGCTTCAGTGCTTGCTTGAGTTCGATCATGGCTGCGGAAAGATCCTCCCCAGAAAGCTCGATCAATTGCTCAATGCGCTGATGAATGTCCGCATATACTTGCGCGTCCGAGGAAACAACTTCAGCCGAAAGTACATCAATTTCATTGGCCATTGCTTAGTCCTCAATGAGGTTGTGGTAAAAATGCTCCAGCTTTGCTGCCGAGCTTTGCGAAAGAGTCGGGCTTTGCATTCGCTCTTGCCGAATCATTTTGCAGAAAGCCCAAACAGCTTCGTATTGCTTAGGCTGCTCAGCACAAAGTCTTTCAAGAGCTTCGAGTTTTGCATTATGGCTGGCAGTAGTGCTCATAGATTCGCTCCAATTCCGAACCTTCTTGCAAAGAAAGAGTTTGAGGATCAACCTCAAGTTTCTCTTTAATTGCTTGGATGGTGGTCTGTGCATAAAGATTGAGAGAGTCAAAGCCAAAAGCTTCAAGCTCCTCGATCATGGCTTTTGGTTCTCGCTCTGCCATGTCAAAGCTCCGGGTCAGGAAGAACTGTCTTGAGGATTTGAATAGTTCCCTTTCGTCCCAGCGAAACATGAAGATTTACCGCTCCGGGAATATCAGGATTGGGAGTTTCAACAAATTGAAGGGAAGCAGTCTCCAAAGGAAGGCCAGAGTCTTTTGCTTGCTTATTGGCTTTATACTTGGCCGAAGCCAAACCTTGCCTGAGCGATTCAACATCAGCCTTATACACGGTCAAGATAATCTCCCTGAAAGCCATCAAGTCTGCATAGATTTCCGTGGGAGTTTTTGCAGTTTCTTGACCTTCGTCCAAGTCTTGCAACGAAAAGTCGTCCGACATTTAGAATCTCCTTTGATGAAAGAAAAGAAAGCCGACGCGGGATTGGGCCATCAGGTGCATTGTGCCATCGCGCCGGCGCCATGTCAAGCCCCCGAGTTCATTCCTTTGGAGCTTGCTTGTCCAATTCTACTTTGCGTTTTAAGCGCCATTCATAGTCAATCTGTGATCGCACTGCTTGCAAGGTATAATCCATATTGCGAAGCAGCCTAGATTTGGCTTGATCAGAGGAAAGCGAATTACGAATCAATCTCGCAAGATTCTGCTCGATTCCAGCCAATCGTCCAAGATTGGAATTGCGAAGCCTAGCAAGGGCCGAAAGACGAGAAGTGCGTTTATACTCTTGCCCATCCTTACGAACTCGCCAAGCAGCAGCCGAAATAACAAGAAAACGACATACTTCATAATTTGAGGACAAAGGTCGCACCAAAGCAAGTCCTTCTTCTGCTTTGAGCCAAGAAGCTAGCCTATAAATTTGTCCGGCTTGCTTAAAGTAAATTCCGGGTTTCCATTTCCATTGCTTAGGATTGGATGAATTATAGAAGCTCATTTGGATTTCTCCTTAAATAAGTTCAATCGGGCGGACAATTACTTCAAAGGGAGAGACTACATGAGCCCAAGGCGCAGGAATCAAAAAGCTTACCCAATAGTAAGAAGGCACATTAGGATCATTCATATCGCAAGGGCCAATGATCCCAGAATTGTCTTGGGCTGGGTCCCAAAGGATTGCATCATCCATTGCAATGACTGCATGATTGGTCCCATTCTTTGAAGTGCCGGATAGTATATAAGCAATGCCCGGATTACAATTCTTCATCACCTCAAAGATATGTTCAAGCGAGGAATCAAAAGCAAAATTAACTTCCCGCAATCCTTGCTCTGCAAGCCATTGATTTTCTGCTGCGTGGCGCTCTTCTGGAATCAAGTATTCTCCAAAGTTAGGGATAGATTCGAGAGGCTTCCCCAAAAGACAAGCATACACAGTGCGATGGCAATCACCGAAGGATTCAGGAGGATTGTGGCGATACATTTGTTTGTGGAGCAGCATGATTACTTATCTCCTTGAGTAGTTTCTTTATTGCTGGTCTGTCGAAATTTCCATTCACGAAGCCATTCTACCGCATGGACAGCTCTGGCTCTACGCAAGTACGAACGGAAAACCCCTGAGTTTTTTACTTGTGTCCAATCATCAAACCCATAGCTGTCGTAGGAAGCTCCAGTCAATTTATGATACAGCTTAAGGCAAAGCTGTTTATTCTGAATTCCAGCAAGACTGAAGAAGCTGTGCATAATAGTACAAGAGCTGGCATCTGTTCTAGCTGACGTATAGTAGAAGAAGATGCATTCACAGAACTTTTCTCTGTCTTGCTGGCTAAGCCTCTCCAAAAGGGCTTCACATTCATCTTCAGGGATCTTCCATAGCTTCAGTTCTTCGGGTAAGCAATAGAATTCGATATCTGCCCATGATTTCAATTCTATCCAAGAAGCTCCTGCTTCCATCATAGCTTTGGTCTTGGCATTGATGCGACGAATAGCCTCTTCACGACTGAGCTCTGGGTGCAGGAGATTCGATTCGCTATTGCTAGAGTTTTCCATGATGTGCTCCACTTCCAATAAGGTAAAGAAGAAGGATCAGCGTCAAGGCCAGTCTTGTCGAAAGGCCCAAGCCAATCCAATAAAAGATTCAGGCGATCCACCACAAGCCTTTCATTTGGATCAAGCCTGAGCGCAAGGTCAATTGCCAATTCAGCAGGAAACAATTGATCAGCTTGAGCCTTGCGCTTAGCCGCTATTCGCTCTGCGATGGATGACATATTTCAAAGCGTTGCGTAACAATGATCTGGTGCGAATGCTGGAACACTGCCCGACATTGTGCGCCGAGCACTTTTCTCTGGACAGGATCATTATGATCCATCACATATTCCTTTATCGGCCGGCCCAGTGCTTCGTCTACATGATCTGCATAGACTTGCACTAGCACATAGAGCGGATTAGCCGAGCCTTTGGCCGAAGACATTTGCTTACGAAAGGCTTTGGAAAAATGCGTCAAATACGCTTGCTGTGATACTCGCATGAAAAGCTCCTTAGCCCCCGAAGGGGCATATTAGATTAAGGAATCAATCGAACTTCGCGGGTTAGGTCTTGATTCGCATTGAAGTATGCAATCTTATCTTGTAGGGTATCTCCTTTAATGCGAGGATTGAGAATTGCTTTGGCCGTCCGAACCTTCTTGCCAATTAGAACAAAGGCTTCCCGCGAGCGAGTCACAGCAGTATAAAAGAGTTCGCGGTAAGTCATTACTGCATGGCATTTGTGAAGGACAAGAAAAACTTTGCGCCATTCACATCCTTGAGCCTTATGCACAGTCAAAGCATAGCCAAGCTGGAAATTCGGTCCATTGAAATCTCCGGCTGAAGATACTTCAATCTCTTCGCCAGAATCAAAGAGCCGAATGGTCACAATGTGAGAGGCTTGTTGCTTTCGTTCGCCATCTTCCAGAGCTTCCAGTGAAAAGTTTTCATAGCCATCAAGAATTCCATCCTCGGTCAAGGCATTGGCTCCAAGCGATAGCATTCCAAAGCGATTGAGCTTATCCGAGGCTTGCATTGGGGAAGCACCAAGATATTGACCATTGCGCACAATCTTGATGATTTCCCCATCCCGGCGATTTACCATCACTCGATCGCCTTCGGCAAGGTAATGCTTTACAAAGCCTGCAATGATTTCATGGACCATTGCGCCTCGGGCTTCACCTAGGAATTGAGCCACGTACTTATTGAGCACATCTGTGCCAAGCTCATTCTTATTGAAGGGCGAAAGGATAATGTCTTGCTCTGGATCATAGATTCCTTGTTTCCAGAGCATAGGGAGCATAGCACTCAAAGCCCGGCTCATTCGCGCTTCGCCCACTTCTACATGGGATTTGCCTTCGATTGCTTGAAAGTCTGGCTTATCCCAATCCAGATTATCATTGCCACGCAGGGTTCGATGGGCATTTTCAAGAATGGTTGAGTCTCCAGCTTGGCGATAGACTTTGCGCAGCTCAACTACTTCCAGCGAAGCCAAAGCGTAATTGAGCACAGAAGGACCAAAGACAGGCGGAAGCTGATTAATGTCTCCAATGAAAATGATCTGGACTCCTTCAGGCAGAGCATCAAACAATTGCTCCCAAAGGTCCAAGCCTACCATTGAAGCCTCTTCAATCACCAAATGAGTGATCGACAAAGGATTAGCAGCATTGCGCATAGGCTCAAAGCGCATTGATTCTTTTTGCTTTTCTTCGTCGAAGAACCAAACAGGCTGGAATTCCAGCAAAGCATGAATGGTCATTACATTATGGCGGAAGGCTTCTTCAAGATCCGGATCCTTATGAATTGCCCTCTGAAGATTAGCTGAAGCCCGACGAGTATAGGCCACAAAAGCAATTGAAGGCGCTTGAACCTTTGAGCCTGAGCCTTGCAATTTGTAGGTAGTTTCCTTAAGCCGACCAGATTCCAAAAGAGTCTTGGCTACAGAACGTTGAGTGGTAGTTTTGCCTGTTCCTGCTGCACCAATCAAGCAATAGGTTTGGCCAGCCAATGCTAAATCTGAGGCACGGATTTGATCCTCATTTAGATCAATAGCCAATGAGAAGGTTTCAGACGAGCCATGGACTTTAGGCTGAATTTCATCTGCAAAGGCTTGAGCCGAATCAGCTTTATCATCAAGCGAAGCAGAGGAAACAGCCACGCTGCTTTGGGCTTGCAAGCTTTGCTGCATTGCTGCTGCTTTCTTTGCTGCGAGCATTTCAGCCAAAGAGCGAGGCTTAGGGGCTTCGACTGGCTTAGTGAGCGATTCAATGGTATCGGCCACATATTGCCAAAAGGTTTGAGCATCCTTAAGTTCGGCCTTAGCTGATTGCTTCATCGCTTCACGATAGGCTTGAGTGCCGAATTCATGAATAAGCTCGTCGGCTTTAGCCTTAGCCGCTTCAAAGGAATAATCAACGCCAGAGGCTTGAGCTTGGGCCTGAGCAGCTTTAGCAGCTTGAGCAGCCTTCTTAGCTGCAATCTTTTCAGCAAGGGATTGGATAGTCATTTGGAAATTCCTTACAATTCAATTTGAGGATTGGGCAGTGGCTTGAATCAGCACCAAAAAGGTTTCAAGCCAAGACATAAATTCTACTTGATCTTCGGTCGAAAGTCCAGCGCCCTCGGTGATTAGCTTAGCAATGTGTCTAGCCTTTTCTTCAGTGCCTGCATTGATTACTAAGTCCAGAGCAGCATTGCGAAAGAAATTCTCTGAGCCGGATTCTTTGAAAAAGATAATACGTGTCATTTGACTTTTCCTTGATCAATTCGATGAGCACGAGCAATGACAATTCGCTGGCCGTCTTTAGATTCTTGAAAAGAAAGGATTGCCCAGAGCTTTTCGTATCGCTCAAGGATTTCGGCTTCGCACTTTCCTTCAAGGATAAGCAACCACCAAAGGCCGTCATGTTTTACCATACCAATCTCACAATCCTCATTAGTAATCATTTGGGATTTAAGAAAGGCTTTCCGCAAATCAGTGCGAAGCTGTCCATTATGATGTGCGCTAAAGGCTAGGCGCTTCGGCAGAAGTTTAACGTCGGGCATTTTCTTAAGCCTCCTTTCCTGCTTTCTTCGCTGCAATGATTTCGGCAAGACTACGCTTTTGCTTTGCTGGTGCTTCTTGTGCATTCAGCGACTCTTTTGTGGCCGGTTCGAGAATAAGCATATCAAGTTCCAATTCTTGCCCTTTCGTAATGAAAGGATCAAAAGCATTGGCCAGAATGTCTGCAAAGGCTTTGCATCCGGCTGAATCGAGCGAGTGAAGCGCATTCAAAATCTTATTGCGCAAGGCTTGAGGACAAGTGGCAAGATTTTCGCCTTTAGTCAATTCTTTTAAAAGGCTGAGCAATGAGCCCTTCATTTCTAATTGGCCGCTCATAATCTCGTCGAGAATCTGAGCCAGTGCTTCTTTTGCTTGCTTGCGCTTTTCTTTGGCTGCTTGCTTTGCAGACTTGTGCGAATCTTCGAAGCCTACTTCAATGTAGCCATTGTATTGACGCGATTCTTTGCGCAAGGTATTAAGGACTGCAATGCGCTTTTCCGTGCGAGTAGCTTTAGCTGATTCATTAGCTTCTTGCGCTTCTTTCGCATAAATCCACAATGCAGATTCGATAGAGCTTTGATCACCGATAAGGCGCAGTGCTGGCCATTCTGGCATTGTAAGAATTGCGCGTTGATCGAAAAGATTACGGCGAAGATTACGAGAGCACGCCGTAAGGGTTTTGACGGCAAAGGCTAGACTTTGGAATTCCAGCTTAAGAATGCTCAATAGGGCAATGCTTTGAGCTTCTGGCGTAGCATTAGCGAATTGACCGGGTGAAGGTTCTTCGATAAGGCGAATCGAAAGGCGGATACCTTCACTAAAAGGCAATTCACGGCCAACAAAAGCAGTGGCAGAAGAATGGGCAGAAGAATGGGCAGAAGAAGTTTGTTCGTTCATGATCTATTTATCCTTAAGTTAGCCTAAAGCACAATGAAGCGATTAAGGGATTGCTTTGTGCTTTTAATTTGGGCTTGATTAATGGGAATCCTGAGGATACCACAAAGGCGGATGAATGTCAAGGTCGCGCGCTGGCACGATTTTTGCAGTGGGCCGGATGGCGCGGATGGCGTGATGCACTAGATGACGCTGGTGCGCGTGAGGGTGCGCTGGTGCGCGGGTGAGGTGCGTGCGAGGACTTAGCTAAGGATAGTCTATTGAGGCTAAGGATAGTCTATTGGGGTTAAGGCACTGCTATTGAGGCTAGGCTTTCGTGGCTCTGGTTAAGGATCTGTGCCCTTGTCTTTTGTCTTGTGCCCTTGTCTTTTGCTGCTCTGTTCGTGCCTTAGGTGTATTGTTCTGTTAAGGATTCATCGTGTGGTGCTAGATGACGTATTTTTAGACCCCCTTTGGTTTTTTAATAATAAATAATTTTTATGGGGGGCCTATGGGCTTTATGTAGGTCCATTCCTTATCTTAGGGCTTATGGCTTAGGATTGGTCTAGGGCTTATCTGTGGGCTATGCTTGTAAGGATCTGTGTTGGGCTTAGGAAAGGTTGGGGGCTGGTGCAGAGGCGGGGCGCGAGTCGGGCAGGGCTTCTCCAGTTCGCCGTCATCCGGTATATCCTGGCGATCGCGTGCATCCGAGACATTGGGTGATCCAGCTAATCGGTCATTGCTTATGCCTTATCTATGTGCATTGCGCCTTATCTAGTGGATTAATGGAAAGCCCAATAAGCAATTAAAAAGTTTATGTGGTTCGATGCTTGCATTTTTCAGCGGACAGCGTACAATGTGAATCGTCAGCACAACGCGGACAGCGCCCCGAGTCGCAACACTCGGATTTGGAGAAAATCATGGAACAAAACACTCAAGCCCAATCGTCGATTACTCTTGCCGTCAATGAGGCTGGATTCCTTGCCGCGAAGATGGCAATCAACAAGACCGTTGATAAGAAGTACGTCAAAGTAGGCGATGTTCAATACTTTGTCCCGACGCTGGCGGCTTTTGGCATTGATGCTAAGGTCGAGTCTATTTCAGAGGATGATGGGCTTCCGGTCTATGCGGATGAAAAGCATGATTGGCTCTTCTCAGCAATTTGTGCAAAGGTCGCGCTTAAGGTTCGTTCGATGCTTGAACCGCAAAGCGTCACCTTTAAGGACGGCGCACAAGCTCCTGCTGATTTTGCTGCACTGATGGCTGAAGGAAAACGCGGCGGCGCTGGTCAATACATGGCAATGATGAGCGAACTTCGCAAAGCCTTTGCCGCATATGTGGATACCCTTGGGAAGTCTGCTGCAACAAAGAAGGTGGTCTGCGATGCCTTTGCCAACCCGGAAGGCGTAGCTCTTGCCTCTGAAGATATGCGCGGCAAGTTCGCTGTTTATTTCAATGGTTTCATCGAAGCTTGCGAGAATGCCGAACTTCTCGAGCGCGGACAAAAGCACTTGGAAAAGCTTCTTGCAGCTTGTGAAGCTGGCATGCCCGATGACTTCTAAGCTTCTAAGCTTCTAAGCCTCTTAGCCCTGCACCTAAAAAGGCAGGGCTTTTTTACGCCCATTCGCCGGATGTGCCTGAATTGCCTTTGGAGGGCTTGCAGCCTTAGCCCCTTATCGGGCTTTTTTCGCATTTGAGCCGGGCGCGCGTATTAATACCACCTACAAAATTTTTCTAAACAAAAACCCAATTCCCAACCCAAATCAAACCCAAGCCCTCATCGAATCTCCAACCCAAATCAAATCTTCGAGTCTAAATCAAATTTCCCCTCCCAATTGTCCAATGGCCCAGCATCGCACCTTCATCTGCGCTATAATCTTTTCATCCTAGGAGGACCCTTATCATGTACCTGACCTCGAAGCAAGATGCAATTGCCAAATACCTAGCTCAAGGCCTTAAGCCTTCTCAAGTGGCTTCCCTCACGAGTGTGACTCCGGCTTACATTAGCCAGCTTGTAAAGCAAGAAGAATTCCTAAAAGAAGTCGAAGCTCGGCGCGAAAACCTTACCGGAACAGAGCTTGAAGTAGAAGAGCGAATCAATTCCAAATATCTTGCCTTGGAAGATAAGCTTCTTGACAAGATCGGAGAAGCTGCAGAATATGCAGAAGGCCGAGACCTTTCGCGCTTCCTTGAAGTAGTAACCAATCGCCACGATAAACGGCTTGCTCGCCAAAGGCCCACTCAGCATTCTCAAACCATCAATGTGGTTTCGATTGCTTTGCCGGCTCACGCAGCTCCAGCTCCATTGCATTACCAGCTTAATGATCAATCCCAAATCACAGCAATTGGGAATCGCCTTATGGCACCGCTTAGCGCAGAAGGAGTGCGCAATTTATTTACCCAAATGGGCCAACAGCCAAGCCCGAACGAAATCCCAGCTGATTTGTAAGGAGCCAATCATGAGCTCAAAGAAAGAACGAGAAGAGGAACTCAAAGAAGCACTCAAACGTCAACGCTCAAAAGCCCGAGGAACCGGCCATGCCAATTGATCCTTTCAAAGATACTCCAAATCTTTTCGAATTGATTGGCCAAGACGAACAGCTCAAGGAAGCAGGCCAGTCTATCGAGGACTTCCTCAAAGGAGCAATCCTAGGCAATACCACAGACCTAGTGGGGGCGCCAGTGCAAATCCTAGGGGATGCGCTTAATGCCTTAGGAGTGCCTGTAGGACCCAAGCCTGTAGGCGGAACCAATTGGCTTCGAGAACAATTAGGCCAAGCTCAGCCAGCGGACGAATCCCTTGCTCAAACCCTAGGCTCTCTTGTAGGAATGCCAGATCCTCAAAGCATGGTAGCCTTGGGCGGAATTATGATGGGGCCTAAGTCCAAGCTCTGGAATAAGGATGCCCAAGAATATCTAGAAGCCTTTGAGCAAGCTGGCTATGGAAAGGACAAAGAAGCCCTGCGTCAAATCTTCGAACAATTGAATGTTTATCGCGGAGTAGACAATCGAGTTCGACAAGAGATTCCAGACTATCATGCAAAACTTATGGTAGATGGAACCTCAGAACCTGGTCGAATCACCCTAGGCGAGGCCCTGAATCATCCGGAACTCTTCAAAGCTTATCCAAAGCTAGCGGATCTTCCTGTCCTGCTTAGCCCAAAAGCAGCAGATGACGCATCAGCTATGTTTGCCAGAGGTGGGCTTTTCACAGATCCTTACATTGAATTCAATCCCAATTCAAACACAGCCAAGACAGACCTTCTTCATGAAATTCAGCACGCAGTCCAGAAGATAGAGAATTTTGCCAAGGGTGGAAACTCGTCTCAATTCGAGGGATCAGCAGAGCTTCAGAAGGCTCGAGATTATCTCAGGCAAATGGCTCCAAAGAATGCTCAAAATATTTCAGATGAAGCCCTGCAAATGATGCTTTATCGAAGGCTTGCAGGAGAAACTGAATCCAGATTGATTGAAGATCGAGCATTGCTTCCTCCAGAAATGCTGCGTACTGTCTTTCCTCCAGATGTGTACTCAGTTCCAGCAGAAAACCAAATCCTTGATTTCTATAAAAAACGCTAGGAGCCCTTTATATGTCAGAGCCTCTAAACGAAGTAATCTCTTTAGAGGTAGATCCGCATGAAGCATACGAGCGAGGAAAGACAGACATCAATTTCTTTGCCTCGCTGTGTATGCCAGACATCTTTGTCTATGCCTTGCCGCCATTCTATATTGCAGTGTGGCAGCTCTTAGCCCAGCGCAAGCCTGAGGATGTAGGCAGGCTTTTGCGCTTTGCTTTGGGCCTTCCTCGAGGTCATGCGAAAACTACCTTCATCAAAATCCTCATTGCTTGGCTCATTGTCTATGACCATTATCGCTTTGTCCTTATGGTCTGTGCAAATGAAGGGCTTGCAGAAAACTTGCTTGCTGACTTGGACGACATTCTAAGCTCTCCAAACATCGAAGCCATTTACGGAGCCTGGAAATCCAATCTAATCACCGATCGTTCAGACCTTAAAAAGGCTTGGTATCATGGCAGAGCTGTAATCCTTGCAGCAAAGGGCGCAGGATCTTCCTTGCGTGGCTTGAATATTAAGAATGATCGCCCGGATCTAATCTTCTGTGATGATGCGCAAACTCGGGAGAATGACGAAAGCCCTACGGAGCGAGCCAAACTTCTTCGCTGGATGAGTGCCACGCTCTTCAAAGTGCTTAAGCCAAGAGGGGATCGCCTTATCATCTATGTAGGGAATATGTATTCGGATGAATGTTTGCTCAAGCAGTTCGCCGATCACCCACAATGGCTCTCGCTTATCACAGGCGCAATCCTTTATACTGGGGAACCACTCTGGCCTGAGCTTTTCAGTCTCGAAGAATTGAGAGAATCCTTCCTTCATGATGAAGCCTTAGGCCAAGCAGATCTTTGGTTTGCGGAAATCATGAATGATCCAAAGGATTCAGCCAAAAGCTTGCTTCCTACGAATCTTCCTGAAGCTCCAGATCACGAAACGCTTATTGCAAATCTGGACGGAGCATACATTACAATTGACCCAGCGGGCTTCCGCAATACCTCGGACGACAATCAAATCATTGTCCATGGAGTATCTGATGGAAAAGGGCATGTAATAGCTTCGGACCGAGGAATCCTTAAGCCCGACGAACTCATTCAAAAAGCATTAAGGCTTGCTCTCCGATTCCGAGCCACTGTAATTGCAATCGAATCTGTAGCCTATCAGCAATCGCTATGCTTTTGGATGCAGCATTTCATCCAGCAATTAGGCATTACAGGATTGCACGTAGTTGAAGTTTCGCCGCATGGACGTACCAAGGAAGCTCGCATTCGGCAGTTTATTCAAGAATGCTATGCAGGCAATTATACTCTTGCTTGCCCGGCGACCCGCGCAGACTTTGTTTGGCAAGCCCTTGCATATAAAGTAGGAAAGAAAGATAACAAGGATGACTTGCTGGATGCCTGTGCTTATGGCATTGATGTCCGGAATGAATATTGGCACCTCATAGGAATTCGAGAAGGACTAGATGAAGCCTACGAGAAAGCCCACACAATTGCGGACAATACTCCATTCTAACTCACCTAAGGAGCCACCCAAATGGCACGACGCTCAAATGATGGATTGCTTCGCCTAAGCCCTCAAATACAAGAACGAATCATTGCCTATGGCAAAAAAGTTCTCCAATCCCACAAAGCCTTTTCTTCCATGCAAGCAAAGATGGAAGCCATCGACATAGCTTATGCTCGATACAAGGCTCGAGACGAATCCCAAGCCAATGTCCCTTGCGATATTTTCGCAAATGATTCGGTAACTCCTCCGGTAGTCATTTCCCAAGTAGACTCCTTGGTAGCTAATTGGGCAGATGTTTATCTTTCTGGCTATCCGCTTTTCCCTGTGGTGTCTACCAACAAGACAAAGCAATGGGCTGAGCAGCTTGAAGCAATGCTCGATGACCATGCAACTCTTGGAGGCTATGCTCGTCAGCTTTTGCTCGCTCTTCGAGATGGAGCCAAGTACAATTTCTGCGCAATCGAAGCAGATTGGGATACCTTGAATCAATTCTCTGTCCTTGGAGATTTCACCAACGAAGAGACTGGAACCCGCATTGATCGCTCTCAGCGAGGCTACACCAGAATCGAGCGCCTTGATCCTTACAATACAGTCTTCGATTATAATGTGCCTCCTGGCGATGTATCAATGCAAGGGGACCACGCAGGCTATATAAAAATGCTGTCGAAGATTAAGCTCAAGCGACTGCTCAATAAGTATTCCTTGGAGCAAACAGCATACAATGTCGATGAAGCGATGGCTCACGACTTGCAAAAAGCTGGCGTTGCGTATACAATGAACTACCGTCTGCACCCGTCGATCAACAATTATGTAGATCCGCGAGTGCCTACCGATCAGTTCGACTGGGAAGCCTATATGTCTGGGCATGGCCAAAATAAACAAGGCATTCGCCCTGGCCAAGCTCTCAATTACGAAGTATTCACCTTGTACGCAAGGATCATTCCTCGAGAATTTGGCATTGCTGCACCTCAGCCCAATACTCCGCAGATTTGGAAATTCGTAATTGTCAATGAAGAAATCCTCATTCATGCGAAGCGCGTAATCTCTGCGAATGACTGCTTGCCAATTCTCATCGGTCAGCCTCAAGAAGACGGCCTTGGCTATCAAACTCAAGGTGTGGCTGAGGCAGCAATTGATTTCCAAGAGAGTGCGGAAAAGCTTTTCAATAATATTCGCTTTGCCTCTGCTCGACGAGCAGTCTCAGACCGAGCATTGTATAATGCGGATGCGATTCGCCCTTCGGATGTCAATTCCAAAGCAGCTGCACCAAAGATTCCAGTTCGCACTTCAAGCCTAGCCAAAGGCGAAATGCGTTTGCAGGACCTGTATCATGCAATTCCATTCGATAGCAGAGGCACTGAGACAGTCCTTCAGGATGCCACAATCATTACGGAATTCGCAAAGGATCTTGCTGGCCTCAATAATGCCCAGCGAGGGCAATTCCAGAAAGGCAATAAGTCTGTTCAGGAATGGGAAGATGTTATGGCAAGGGCTGATGGCCGGACTCGCTTGCCTATCATTTCACTGGAATTCCAAATCTTTGTACCATTGAAGCAGATCCTTTTGATCAATCTGTGGCAATATGGAGAGGATTCGGTGGTGGTTTCCCAAAAGACTGGGGAAGTCCTTGATGTAGATATTGCTGAGCTAAGGCGTCATGTGCTGGCCTTCCGCCTTGCTGATGGACATACTCCAAAGGCGAAGCTGGCTTCCACAGAGACTTTGATGGCAGGCATGAATATGATCATGAATTCTCCTGTTCTTCAGCAAAGCTATGGAGCACAGCTTCCTGCAATCTTTGCACACCTTATGCAATTGGGAGGGGTTCGAGGTTTGGAGGAATATGCTTCACAAAACGGGCAATTGGCTCCGCTTCAAGGACAGCCTGGAGGAGCAATCCCCTCGCCGCAAGGGCAAGCTCCTATCCCCGGTCAGGTTCCTCAGGATCCAATGGCTCTCTTAGGAGCAATGCAAGGCGGGGTGCCCGGACAAGCTCCTATGCCCATGCCTAATCCCGAAAGTCCTGTCTGAGTGTCCGTGAACCTGTAGCGCTGGCAGGGGCGAGCCGTATGACGCATAAGAAGTTTTGTTTTGGCAAGGAGGAGCGCAGGCAAAGGAAGATTTGCGAGCTTGCGAGCAAATACTCTTTGCCGAGAACTCCTTGAGAAAAGAAAACTTCGATGCGCGGCTCTGGTCCGCCCTGCCAGTTGCTCAGGTTCAAGTAGCGGATGATTGTCAATTAAACACTAAAAGAGGTTCTCTATGGCTATTGCCCAAGAGCTTTTCCCCATTCAGGAGCTTAATCAAACCGAGCAAGATCTAATTATTGCCGCGTTTGATACTCCTGTGGTTCGCAAATATCTTCGAGCACTTGGATCAAATCTGGTTCGAGATTATCTCCTGCTCGATGCTTCAGGAATGTCTGATGAAGTTTTGGCTAAACATCATCAGTTCGTTAAGGGCCAGCTAGCTCTCCTAGATGCCCTTTGTTCAATCCAAGCCGCCTCTTAATTTAAAGGAGTTTCAAAATGTCCATCATGGATTTCTTCCGTCAGCCTCAAAATCAAGCTCCGGCTCAAGGCCAAGGACAGACCAATGATCCGGCTCCTGCTCTAGGAGATAACCCCGACCAAACTACCCCGATCGCCAGCGAGCAGAATAAGCCTGTCGATCCCCTCGCAGCCTATGGTAAACTGTTCGAAGAGTCCAAGGAAACTCCTGAAGCTCCTCCGAGCTTTAAACTTGATCCTGAGCTGGTAGGCAAGACTGCTTCTTCGATGAATTTCCTTCAAGGAATACCTCAAGAAGTTGTCCAAGCTGCACAAAATGGAGATGCCAATGCTCTTATGCAGATGATGAATATCACTGCACAAAAGGCATACCAAGCAGCTCTGTCCCATTCTTCTCATCTGACTGATAAGTTTGTGGATTCTCGCAGTAAATTTGACATGGAGCGTGGTCTTGCTCCTCGTGTTAAATCTGAGCTCACGCAGCAGGCTCTTTCGTCTGCTCCGAATTACTCCAATCCAGTAGTTCGAGAAAAGCTCAATGAAGAAGCTCGTCGTTTCCAAAAAGCTTATCCTGATGCTTCCCCGCAAGAGATTGCTCAGATGGCTCAGCAGTACATTATGGATCTTGCAAATGCTCTTAATCCTAACGCCAATCAAGCTTCGAAGCAAGAAGCTGACGGCGAAATGGACTGGACCAAGTATCTGACTCAATAAACCCTTTTCGCTTTTCTTAGGAGATTCACATGTCCACTTGGGGCGCTGGTCTTTTCAATACCACTCGTAACCCGGCAGAGCTGAACACTCGTTCTTTTGCTGGTACTATCCTTCGCCTGTTTCCGAACGGTTCGGCTCCGATGTTTGCTCTGAGTTCGCAGTCGGGCAAATCGAAAGCCAAGTCGTCGACGCATGGCTACTTCTCCAAGGTAATGAAGTTTATTACTCTGGCAGTTCCGGCGGGCGGCTTTACCAATGTGGCTACCGATTGGAATGGCTTTGCTAGCACTGCTGGTATGGTTAAGTCCATGGTTCTCCATAATCTTCGCACTCGTGAAAACGTGCTTGTGACGGCTGTGGACAATGGCACTGACCTTACTGTTGTGCGTGGCTTTGGTCGTGTTGCTGCCGCTGCAATGAATGCCGGAGATAAGCTGATTTGCGTTGGTACTGCCAATGCTGAAGGCTCTCTGCGTCCGGCTGCTCGTAACCTCAATACGACTTACATTCCGAACTTCACTCAGATTTTCCGGAATGCTTGGGCTCTTACGGATACTGCACGCGCTTCGCTGGCTGAGCAAGGCTGGTCGAACGTTGCAGAAAACCGAAAGGATTGCTCTATGTTCCATGCTGTGGACCTTGAAGCTGCAATCATTTGGGGCCAGCCTCTGATGGATACCACTGGCGAACAGCCGATGCATACCACCCAAGGCGTTATTGATGCTCTTGAGCAATATGCTCCGGGCAATACCAATCCGGCAGGTGCTACGACTTCCTATTCGCAATTCGTGGATATGGTTGAGCCGGCTTTCCAATACGCTACGGATGCTTCCAATCCTAAAGAGCGTATCGCCTTTGGTGACAATACTGCCATTAAGGTGCTGAACAAGATGGGTCGTCTGGCCGGTGATATTACTATCACCCAAAACGAAACGTCGTTCGGTATGAGCTTCCAGCAGATCAAGTTCTACAAGGGTACGATCAATCTGGTCGAGCATCCCCTGATGAATGGTCTGGGAACTCAAGGCAATCTGCTTGTTATGGATATGGCGGCTCTAAAGCTGGCCTATCTGGATGGGCGTGATACCAAGGCCGAAGAATATGGTATGGGTGGAAAGCAGGTTGAAAATGGCATCGACGCTGTTGGTGGTTCTCTGACCACTGAATGCGCGGTTGAGCTGATCAATCCTTACTCCTGCGCTTACATCGAAGGTCTGACCGACGCTGTTGCTGGTTAATAGGTAGTTCCATGTGCCCCATAGCTAAGGAGTCTCTCCCTCCCATTCGGCTATGGGTTTTTTTTTTTTTTACTTCCTTAGGAGTTTAATATGTCCACCATTCAGCAAAAGCTTCAACAAAAGGCAGCCGAAAATGCCTCACAAGCGCCGACTTCTGAAAGCTCTCCGATTGTATATCGCGCTCTGCGTGCTGGTCGTTATTCTCTGGCTGGCAAGTATGAGTTTCCAAATGGGCTGGGCGAATTTGTAGCAGATGGCTCTGAAGAACGCATTGCCGATCTGAAATCCTACGCCGATCGCGGTTTCCTCGAAGAAATCAAAGAGGCTCCCGCTCCTTCTGAGGAGTAATGCAAATGCTTCCGAGCGAAATTGTTTCGGAAGTTTTGCAGATCACCAAGCGTCCAGACAAAGAAGCGACAGTTTATCGAGAACTAAACAAAGCGATTCGAAAGCTGTCTACTTCTACGGAACTGGCTCGGGATCTATGGGAGGAGGTCTACCCATTAGTAGATACTCATCTTTTAGTACATGAAATTCCCTTGAGTGATCTATCAAAAACCTTCCGTAAGTTTTGTTATATTCTTCCTGTGGGGTATAGGCAGCCACTCAAATTGATTACTCCGGATGCGCTATTTGATGTGAATTGCAGGGAGGCATTAGATTCTTATTATGTGTCTAATACTTCTTTCCGGGTAAATCTTTCTCGTCCGCAGCCTGCTCTTAAGTTAGGATATTTTGAATTCCCAATGCCTATTGTCAAAGGGGCTCCGCTAACAGATGGGTATCCTTGGCTATGTGATGTAGCTGAGTATGTACTCATTGATCTAGTTGCTGCGGCAGTCTTTCGTAATATTGGAGACGATGCCTCAGCTCAAGCTCATGAAGCAGATGCAAGGCTCTCTTGGGAAAGCTTGAAGCAAGACATCCATTGGGGAGGCCTTCCTCAATGACCGATAGCTTAAGCCTCAATATCCTAACCTTAGTTATTCAGGCAGCTATCGCTATTGCTGGATTTGTTGGGGCATTTATGATAAATCGCCTCATCAAGGCTATTGATGGCCTAAAAGCCGCTGATGCTGCTATCGAGCAAAAGCTCTTGGACCATCGAGAGGATATGCTAAAGAATTACGTGCGTCATGAGCATCTTGAACCTATGAAGAAAGATATCATAGGAAGGATTGATCGGTTTGAGACTAGCGTAATTCGAAGCGTATCTGAAATGGAACAACGAACCAACGAACGCATGAGGGAACTTCGCTCAGGAACTTGATATGAATAGCCCTTACAAGATTCTTTATTCCCCAGGATCGGGAGGGGGCGGCAGCGTAGAGCCTCCAGGGGAATCCACTATTATTGAGCTTATATTGAATCTTCCAGCAGGTGAAGCCATTAGTGCTTTGCGTGCAGTTTGGTCCGATGGCTCTTCAATCTTTTATGCTTCAGCTTCAAATGAGCTTCAAGCTCAAAGGCTGTGCGGTTTAAGTGTTACCGCAGGCGGACCGGGGGATCCAATTCAAGTTAAGTCAGTAGGTCTTATCACTGATGCTTCTTGGAGTTGGACTCCCGGCTTTGTTTGGCTTGCTGAAAATGGACAGCTTACGCAAACCCCGCATACGGAGCGAGCTACTGTAGTAATTGGCTCTGCTCTCAATGCAACCACATTATTGCTTCGTTTGGACGAACCTACTTTCTTGGAGTAAATGAAATGGCTCAACGTTTTATGACTTTGGCTTCTGGTCTGCGCAAGCTGGTAGAAGCTTTGGTGACTTCGGCTGGCGCGGCCGATGCTGGTAAGATTATCGCAACCAATGCAGATGGTAAGCTAGATACTTCGCTGCTTCCGGCGGGTATTGGAGCTAACGTGCAGATTGTTGATGCTTCGGAAGCTATTGGCGCTGGTAAGTTTGTTAATTTGTGGAACGATGGTGGCACGCTGAAGGCGCGACTTGCTGATAATTCCAATGCTCGACAAGCGCATGGATTTGTTAAAGCAGCGGTAGCAAGTGGCAATCAGGCTGAGGTGTATCCTCTCGACGTGTCTAATACCAATCTAGCTGCCCTTACTGTAGGGTCTCGTTACTATTTGGGAACTGCGGGAGGAGTTGTAGATACCCCGCTAGATCCTACTGATGTAGCAAATGCCAATAAAGTTCATCAGTATCTTGGTATTGCTCTGTCTGCTACTGAGCTTATTACTGATGACGATTCTTATGTAGTGCTGTAACGGAGTAGCCATGGATCAGCGCTTTCTAACTCTTAAAGAAGGAGAGCCTGCCATGGCTACTCCTTTTTCTGTCACTTTACCCGCAGGAGAGGCAATCCCAGCAGGCGCGGTAATTTTTATTGATGTTTTTGACCCTCCTAGCTTTTATTTAGCAAATAAGTATAAGTTCAATACCATGCTCTTTATAGCAGCAAATGCTGCGGCTGTCGGAGAGCCTGTTACTGGGATTCGGCAAGGAAAGTATATTCCTTATTTAGTTCCTGAGGTTTACGTAGGGCTACAGCCTACACGAATATATTTGGATACCGCTGGGCAATGCACGCCGCAAGCTCCTACTACGATTGCAGCAATTCCAGTTGGCTGGATTTTTGGTACAACAAATCTTGAAGGTCCGCCGATTGAAGCGTATGTAGATTTCGGAACTCCGATAGTTCTTGCTGATGGTTGGGTGGAATAAGTCATGACAATTTACTATGTGAATCCAGCTGCTATAGGCACTGCGGACGGTCTTACCAAAGAGAATGCGTTTCTTACTCTGCAAGCAGCAGTAGCTGTTGCTACCGGAGTAGGAGATGAAATTCGTTGCATTGTAGCCGGACAGCAAGCATATTCCGCAGATGTTACATTTACTATTCAATCTCCAAGATTGCGCATTGTATGTTGGGATTTTACTACGGATACTCCAGCGACATTGACGTCTGCTAAGTATGTCCTTAATTCTAATCAAGGCGCGTATCAAACCACTTGGACGTATTATACAGAAATTCCTACAAAAACTCGGCACTTGCTTGTTCAGGGATTGGAAATGTTCGTAGGAGGAGCTAGTACAGATCACCTCAATTTATTCACTGCGTCTTCTGGCTGTGCTATTCACTGGGAAAGTTGTTCGTTTTATTTACTTGCAGGCACAAGGGCTAGAATTAATATTGGCGGCGGCTCCGAGTATGACGGAGCTCAAAAATTTACTAACTGCGCATTTACTATATTTCGCTCTACTCAGTACTTTGTGGTTGGTGATCACAAAATATCTTTTATCAATTGCTCCTTTAGTGGAGCGAATGGTGCTTATCTATTTGCCGGACTAGAGCAAGGACCTGATTTAGTATTTAATCACTGCACGTTTTTTGTACTTCGACTTAAAATTCTCCAAGCAACTACAGGAACTCGGGTTGCTAGATTGCAAAATTGCACTAGGAGTATATTGGATATTACGCAGCTCCTTCACGAATTTCCTACAGGTTCTAGCACTTCTGGTGAATGGGATCCTACAGTAATTAACACAAATACGCGCTTGGTAGTTAATACTCCGCTGGAAGACACAGAAAATCTCAATCAGGCGATTCTTAATGCTAAATACGGAGGAGTAGCTTTTTGGTATTCTGTTGTTTACTTAGATCCTTACAATAATTTAGCACCATCTCTTCCCGCAATCTACACAGGAACATCAGACGCAGGAGTCTCTGGTACATTTTATCCGCTGTTTGATATTGCATTAAATACTCCAGCAAACTCTTTTACTCTCTTTTTCTTGCAAGAGGGTCCTGGCAGCAGCGACGCCTTTAGATATTCCATAGGATTTTTTCCTGAAGTACATAACATCTACTATGAAGGTCCTATGGACACGCCTACTGGAGAAGTAGTGCAAATTCCGAGCGAAGAAGAGGTAAATCTTCCGGCAGAATTACTTGCATACCGAGATGAGTTTCTTGCTGACGGGCATTTTGTTGCTCTATCTCTACAGCTGGAGCCTGGCAAGCAGATTACATCCCTTACCGTGGAAATAAGATTAAACGAGTCGGCGGCTATTTGTCCATATTTTACTATTAATGGCGTATTTAATCCAACTCCAGTTAAAATTCTTGGAGACCTGTGGCAAGAGCCTGGAAGTTCTTCCCCTGTTTCTGGAGATCCGCTGCCTGCGTATCCTGCATTAATTTATTATGACGGGCATATCCAAGAAACTCAAATCTCTGAGCCTCTTCCCGCTGGAGCTGTTCCCGTAATATGGACAGGTTCTCAGCTACGAACACTTGCGCCCGGAGAAGGCATTGTTGTAATGCCGGAATGACTTTTTTGTTAGGAGAGTAGTATGTCTCAGGAGTATTCCTCTAAATTTTTTACGGATGCGGAATTGGCTTGTCCTGCATCTGGGTTAGTTATCTTAGCTCCGAATTTTCTGGAAAACCTAGATAAGCTTCGCATCGAGTTTGGCCATCCAATGAAAGTTAATTCAGCGTGCCGGTCTACTGCGCACAATAAACGTGTACGCGGTGCGCTTAATTCTTTCCATATCTGTGATACAGGTCGGGGGTGCTGTGCGATTGATATTGCTACTCCTACTCCGCTATATCGAACAAAGCTAGCTCGCATGGCTTTGGATCACGGTTGGTCTGTTGGAGTCGCTAAAACTTTCCTGCACCTAGACATGCGAACTCAAGTGTCTAATGGAAAGGCTCCGCAAGTAATTTTTTCGTACTAATCGTGCCAGCCGAATTCCTTAGTCCTCTGGAGGTTAGCCGGGTTCCTGAACTCGGCTGGCGCCTTTTGCGCCCTCTTCTATTCAAGAGCCAAGTTTTAAATCAACTTATTTGTGTGCCTGCAGGCTATATTACTGACTTCGCTTCTGTTCCTAGGCTTCCTCTAGCCTTTCTTTTGACTGGGGATCAGGCACATGCCTCTGCTGTTGTGCATGACTATTTAATTGAGTACAAAGTTGTACCTCGAAAGCTGGCAGATCGCGTATTCGCAGAAGCTATGCAAATCGAAGGAATCCCCAAATGGCGTCGTGCCCTTATGTATAGCGCCGTTCGCATGTATACTGCTTGGAAGGAGGTAAGTTCATGACTCAGCAAGTTCCTGAACAGCTATATCCGTTTGCTACGGCAGATGGAAAAGAGATTCCGTTTGATATTCTTAAACCACAAGGCTTGGCTATTCTTCAGTACAATGCAAGCACGTTTTCTTCTTTTTCTGGGCCTGCGACAGGAGAAGTAGCCACGCTGTTTTCTAAAGCTGCTTGTCTTATTGCCTTTTCGACGGCCCCGGAGCAGCTGCTTAATCAGTATATGCCAAGTATGCTGTACGTGCCTGCCAACTGCATTGTGCATTGCGAACTGCCTTCGCCTAGTTTCCAAGTACTTGGCGTAGATAGTGATAATCTTTTGTATGTGCAGTATGTAACACGTTGGGCTTCTTTGGCAGTTCCAAGACAATTCAACAAAAAGTAAGGAGTTTTGTATGGCTCAGCGGCCTAAGATTCTTAACACTCGGCAATCATACATTCCAGTAGACCCCCAGTCGTTCATTCCGCAGAGCTATACAAATGAACGTTCTGATGCCCCGGATGAGATTGCTGGAGCTGTTCCTTATGATGGAAAGAACTTTCTTCCGACTGCCTACGGATATAAAAGCTTTTTTGGGCTTAATGCTGCTTGGGAAGAACCGCTTCCGGCAAAGTGCCAAGAGTTGCTGTTCATGCAGCTGGATACTTTGGAAAACATGGCAGTTGCTCTTTGCGACGATGGAATCTGGTGCCGACGCGCAGATGCGCCTTGGGTACGTACTGCGATAGATCATGGCGGAACGGCGCTAGTCGCAGGAGAATTGGCAGGAGTTTTGCAGCTACCTGACGGCATTTCTTTTGATGATATTTCTACTTTTCCAGAGCTTACCGGAGATACGTCTCCTGTGTTAGAACAAGCTCCGTATTTTGCTTGGACTTATTGTATGCTGGAAAATTCGTTGTATGCCTATCGAAGTTCGTCTAGGCAAGTTTGGCGAATTTCCTCGAAAGCTATCAAAGCAATTACAGCTGAAAAAAATTATAGTACCTCCGAGCTGCTTCCTTACACAGCAGACCTAACAGGAGAACTTCCTATTGGGGTATATACTGTGTTTGTTCGGATGGTGTATTTGGAGAAAAATCCACTAAATGAATACGAAGAAATTTATTCTGAGTTGATTTCTTTTCCTAATGAAGCAGTTACCATTCCGGGCGCTGGCTTCCAGCTTAAGTTTGCTGAAGTAGAACGCGCAGTAGAAGCGTTGGATGTTTTTTATCAAATTGATGGAGGTAACTGGGCGGTTGAGCGCATTTATCCTACCCCCGGAACTACCATTAATATTCTTTGGAATACTCTTGGGGAAGCTATTGAAGTATTTCCCCCTGCGGACTCCTACGTACAAGCTGGGCAACCTATTGCGCTCTATCCTACTTTCCTAAACATGGCAGGACAGCAAGGGATATTTCGAGCAGGCTTTCAGCTAGGTTTTTGGGATTCAGCAAACGCAATTGCTTGTTCTTCTGTCTATGATGTCACGGACTTTACGCCTAGTGTTGAAACACTCGCTAGCGTAACTTCCTATCCGAAAGTGACTGGGCGTATCGTGCAGATTTTGCCAGAAGAAAATAACTTTGTAATCTATGCAACGAAAAGCATCGTGCGCTGTGTTTCTCAGGTTAGTGCTACGACTCAATGGGAGTCTGTATCCATAAGTCAGGTGGCAGGAATTGCTTATCCTGGGGCCGTTACGTCGGGGCTTACTGAAGGTGCTCAGTATGCTTATACATCTGCTGGGATCGCTAAAATAGAGCAGGGGGCTTTTGAGATTATTTTCCCAGAGCTGTATGATATACTCAAACAGCGTACAGACGCGGTTGTCTATCTAAAAATGCTAGAAGGGCGGTACCTGTTTATTTCTAGTTTGGATCCAATTTTTGGGCCCGTAATTTTTGAGAATACCGTAGTAGACCCTTTGTTGTTAAAAGCTGAGGGCGGTGGATGTCCAAGCCTCCATGCTTATGTGGCAGCTGTGCGGGAAGGCGGGCCTACTTTATTAGGTGAATTGGCTGCCTGGGATTATTTTATTAGTGGAAAGCCAGGAAAATATTGGAGCTTAGCGTTTTCTTCTCCCTGGGATCCACCAGATTACGACTTTTTTAATACAAAATTGCATCCTACGCTACGGGTGTATCCAATTCCCAAACCATCTTCGGAGGGTTTCTAATGCTTTCCAATTTTCCGCTAGGAGTCTTTGAAATTGACCCCTATGATGATCGAGTGTTTGATTTGTTTCCTCAAAATCAAGAAGCCTTTATGCCGGCGTCCGAATACACCCCAGATGATAGAGAGCTTCTTAACTACTTTCGATACTTTGTGCTGTATGTAAACGGCAATAGTCGTTTTATAGCAAAAAACGAAGCGCCTCGTACTGGGTACAATAGAAATGCGGAACTTGTTTCGCTTACGTATCCCGAAAATTTTCCTTGGTATATAGAAAATTGGCTTTCGGGGCACCCAGTTTATGCCGCTATGTACGCCTCTTATGTGGCTGCGACGAGAAAAGATCTGGGGGTAACTCCTGAGGAACTGCTGCCAAGCGGCTTCGGAGATAATGTAATGCAGAAGCTAGGTCTGCCTCCGTCGCTGTATTTTGCGTATACCACCGAGCTTATGAAAAAGCAACAAGAGATTACAGATACGCTATCCAAAGTCTTTGCCAAGCAAAAATCGTTTGCATTTGAGTTTAATTTTAGACAGGGATATGTTTCGCATCCTGGTAACAATATTACCCCTGAATATCACACTCTAAAGAGCTTGCTTAGCGCTAGGCTACAGTCATTGCAGCTATACTCCAGATGCAGCATTGTCGCGGCAGAAGTTGTGCAAAAGCTGCACCCACATCTGACGCTAATAGACGCATTAGACACTTACGATGAAATTTATGCGATTGATCCTATTTATGCTAACCGGGAGCACTGGCTGGCCGACACGCCTTTTTGGGCTTGGGTAAATACTTCAGAGACTGAGGCAGATCAGCCGGGGCTGTTTAATGCCTCTGGGGAAGTGTATGCAGGTAAGTTGCTTACTCCAGAAATAGCTCCAGCTTCTCCTGGGTGCCCGCCTGAATATCCTAGTGCTTGGGCTCGTCGCAAGGCATTTGATATGGCTATGCAGGTGCACAGCATAGATCGCGTAACTTCAACTATCGTAAATGAGTATGAGGTTACAATTCCGGCAGGAGGAGGCATAGGGCTTCCATTGAACAGCCCTTATTCGGGAGCATTGCTTGCGCAAATGCAAGCACAGTCTCCGGAATATGGAGATCCTCCGGAAGTATCTACAACTACTGATGTTACGCAAACTACTACGACCACTGGTTCGACGACAACCACAGAAAGCAAAATCATCAAAGCTGTATATGAAGTCAGAGAATATAGATTTGGCCCGCATCTAACATCTCCTGGAGTTGTTGGTGGAATCATCAATCGCCCAATCTTAGCTGTTCGTAAAAAGTCAGGGCAAATTCCAGCCGATGAGATTGCCAATATGCAAACAAAGGCAGAGAGTCTAGCTAAACAGACTCTTATCGAACTCTGGGGATTTTTGCCTGCTTGGGCAGATCTTTATGGAGGAACGGTAGAATCCTATGTGCTGATTGAAAATGGGCCTATGAAGAATCTGCCTTATTATACTTTCTTTTCACAGAATGCTTCGATTGATGAGATTCAAAAGTTCCGGGATTATGATTGGGTCATGCCCTATGCGTTTGACGTGGTAGTTACAGATAATCCTTATACTACTACTACAACTACGACATCAACGACAACTACTACTGTAGTTACGGAAACAACTGAAACAGTAGCAGAGCTAGAGCCTACTACGTATACCTTTACTGACGTGGTTGAAAAAGCGTCTTTAAAAGTATCAATGACCTTGAGCTGGGTAGAAATGCCAGACAATGCCACGTTGCAACTAAATAGCTCAACAACCATCAGAGACCCAGGGACGTATATGTGCTATGCAACTGGGATAGATAATGTATTTAATTGGGCGGGAACACGTATCACTTTGTTGTATACACCTAGCATATTCGATCCAAAAGAAGACTCAGTTCAAGACGCAAACTCTTTCTATTCTTTTTCGGATCTACAGACGTATATGTATTACAGAGCGGAAGTAGCTACTTTGTACTCTTATTATGATGAAGCTACTGAGGAGATGGTAGAAGAAAGAGGCTATGCTGGAATTCCTACGTACTCATTGGAAGTTTGGCAGAATCTAACTAAAGAACTTTTCTATCCTGGGCGAACTATTCTAGAGTATTTGCCTAGCTTGCACACAACAGAATTGCTGCAATCTATTCAAGCGATTGATTCTTATTTTGGGGTGATCGCTGGAACCACGTTCTTGTCGCAGTATGGAAGTTCTGCGCCTCTGTTTCCGGTGTTCCAGGAAAGCTTAGTCTGGGATACTCAGTTGAATAAGTGGGGTAAATTGTCGGTGCAGCACGCATGTCTTACTGATTTGACTCCAGTAAATAGCCACAAGAATCGACGGGTAGCTCCTCAAAACTTTACGATGCACGCCGCAATGTTGTCTCCTAGCGGGCAAGTACAGTTGTTTAATGATACGCCGCAAGATTCACAAATTAGATATGGGAAGGTTGGCTATCATCGTCTAGGCTTTACTAATCTAGAAGAGCTGCGGGTCTGGTTTGCAAAAGCCTCTAAAGGAGTTATTCAAATCGAGCCAAGTATTGAGGGAGATGCTCCTGAGGTGACTCTTATTCAGGAAACTCCTTTCACAAACACAGTCTCACAAGTCGCCTACAGCAGTTCCTCGGCCCGCTGGTACAATGTGACCATCAAGGGGCAGTATGATATTAAAGGAATTGAGTTCGTAGGCCTTAAATCGTCAAGGAGATAATCATGGCAGTTCCTTCAGCCGCAAGTGGTGGTTCTGTAGCAGTCGGAGGAGGCTCTGGTGTAGATACAATCAAAGGTTGGATGAATGATCCTTTGCTGGCGGGTCTGGCAAAAGGATTAGAGCAGACCAATCTAACAGAGAATACCACTACCAACAGCACCTCCACTACAAACACTGTTCAAAATCTTGTCGAGCAAATTCAAGAACAGCAGCTTCGACAATGGCAAGAACAAATCAATGAGACAATGACGGAAGTAATCACCAGAGGTGATCCTGCTTCTATGGCGTCATTGCAACAATTGATTCAAACGCTAGTAGGAGGAGGTACTCCTGAACAACAAGCCCAGCGAGCGGCAAGAGCTCAAGAGATTGAAAGAGCCAGGGCTGGAATTGCAGATTATTCAAAAGAGCAGGCTTTTTCTGACGCTCAAGGGGCTTCGCAAGCAGCAAATAGACAGGCCATGGAGCAATCTATGGCTAATCTGGCTAGGGCTATTGCAGGATCAGGAACTTCTGGTAGCTCTATGCAAGCCCTTTTGGCACAGCAGGCTGCTCGAAACGCTGCTGAGCTGCAATCTAAGATGCAATTAGAGGCAGCTATCCAATATGGAGGAATTGCTACTCAGTATCAAGCAATCCTAGAAGCGCTTACCCGTCCTGATAATTCTCAAGTAGAATCTCTGTTGGCTGCTTTGCAATTGGCTATGAATGCTATCCAAAGCACTACTCGGAATACTCAAACAAATAAAATCGGGCAAGAGCTGACAAACAAAACAACCAATAGAACCCAGAATGTAACTACGGATTCTGTGACAAACACCATTCAAGATACACTTCGTACTCTTGTAAGCTCGCAGCTAAGCCTTGGAGGAGGTGGTGGAGGCGGAGGAGGTGGTGGAGGGCGAGTAGGTTCTTCTGGAGGATTGCCTAGCGGCTCTGGAGGTTTGCCTGCTTCGGCGCCTAGTGGCATTTATGGAGCTGGAAACCTAGAAAGTTTTGGCACAGAGGGAGGAAGTGGTCTTTCTGGCTTTACGGGAACAGGAGATTCTTATTTTGGCGGTGGTAGCTTTGCCGATGGAACTTCTGTAGCAAGTATGGCCGGAGGCTATGGTCCTATTGATAGAGGTGCTTCCAATTACTATGGCGATTAAGGAGATTTAAATGACTCCACTTGAAGAATTGTATCGTAATCTAGCAGCTTCTACTCTGGACTCCCCGCAAGGGGAGCTTCTTTCGTCTATGATGCTGCATGATAATACAGACGTTGCTCCTGAGGTAGTTCTTCAGGATTTAGCAGCATTGCAAGCTCCTTGGAATCCTGTAGGAATTCCTGAAACCATCAAGGCAAATGGTCAAGAGATGATTCCTCCTAAGGAATATATGCTCGAAGGCCAATCCATGCCGCAACCGACAAAGGAATCTGGCTATGCTATTCCGGAATTTGCAAAAGATTCTGAAGCAGCGCCGCGCCCTGTTGGTTACAAAGATCCTATCGGGGAGGCTCCGAAAGTAGACACCAAGCAAATTGGTGCTATTTGGAGAGATACTCTTAATGTGTATGAGCGTACTCCTGAAGGTGGGGTTCGTGTTCGACAGATTAAGAATATTCCCAATGCAGTAAAACCTACTGCTCCTGAGCTTCTTCCTACATCTGTATTCCAAGGAATCAAAGGACTAGCTTCTATCGAAGATCCTATCGTTCGAAATGAGGCTTATGCCAATCTGATGGGAGAGGTCGAGAAGTACAAGATCCAAATCCAAACCAATACAGCAAATCAGATCGAAGCTCAATTGGGGATTCCTCGCCTGCTTGAAGCAATTCGAATGAGTGAGGAACGAGATCGTCAAAATCCTGACCCCCTTCTTCGGATGGCAGACTCTTCTGTTACTCAAGGGCTTCGTAAGCAATTGGATGCTCAACGCCAGCGAGCAGCTTTGCTGACTGAGGAACAGCTTAAGAGCAATGTGACTTTGGTTGGCTTGGCTACCCAAATGGCTACAGCCGAATCTTTACTTAAGCGAATGGAAACCTCTGATGCTCGCAAGGATCAAAAGGAGTTTGAACGTGATCTCCGCAATGAAGCAATTCGTGATCAAGTTCTTATGGAGACTTCCCCGCAAGCAATTGATCGAGCTATGGTTCTTGATCCTTCGCTTCAAGGAAAAGACCCTGCCGAAGTTGCTCTCCATCTACGCAAGACTCGTAGAACTCCAGAAGCATTTGCAGCACTGGAAGCTCCGCCTGAGCGCCTTACGCAACTCGCCTTGGTGGAAGGTAATATCGAAGCTGGCAAAATCCTTGTCCATGAGGAAAGCCGAAGGACCGGGGAACCCCCCGAACTGATTGAAGGAAAGCTGAAGCAAATCCGAAAGATCGCAGAAGATCCCAAGGAATTTCAGAAAGCTATGACTTCGGTGCTTCGTTTGTCTGGTGATGCTATGTCAGCTATGACTCGTCAAATGGCTACGGCAGTCACCAAAGAGGACAAGGCTCAGCTTCGTTCACGCAAGTATGAATTGGCTATTGCAGCTTATGGCAAAATGCAAGAAGCTGAATTCATGGGCAATGTCCAAAGTTGGGCTGGAGCTGATCCAGAGATTGCAGGAGCCTTGAGCAAAGCACAGCAAACCACTGGAGCTTCCGNNAGCCCTAAGCAAAGCACAGCAAACCACGGGAGCCTCCGACATTCAAAGCGTATTTGCTGCCTATGTGGGAGACTTGCAAGGTCAAGCCAGAGTTCAAAAAGAAAATGAATTCTACGGCAAGATTCGAGCCAGTGCTGCTCAACGCAATAAGAGCTTGTTTGGCGGAATTGATTCCCAAGCAATCATTGCAAGGCTTCAGCAGGAGCGAGCCAAGAATTTGCTTGAGGCCGCTTTCCAAGGACTTCCTATTTTTAATCGAGCTACTCAGATTATTGAGAACACAGTGGATCAAATGAACCCTGTGTCTCGTGTGGCTGGTTTCTTCCGAGGAGAATAAAATATGTTTGAAGAAGATCAAGACGATATCTACGATACCCAAATCAATTACGACTACATGCAAAAGTATCAAGCTGATACAGACATTGTGTCTACCTTGGCCAATGGTACTCAAGCTGCAATCGTGGACTTTGGAGCATCGGTTTGGAATTCGCTGCCGGGCACAGAAGAAGTGGATACGTATGATCTTCTTCAGCGCATTAATCCGAATGCAGCTCAGATCTATGCAGAGAATCCTGACGCAATTCAGACTGCCTCCTTTGTTGGGGGCATCTTTGTTCCTGCAGGTCTAGCTCTGAAGGGAATGAGGATGCTCCGATCTGGAGCTAAGGGAGCTGATTGGTTCTCTGATGCAGGACGAGCCAAAAGCCTCAAGGAATTGGATGAGCTTTATAGAGCTGGTCCAGCCAAAGCAGCTGAGTATAAGAAAGCCAAGAATATGCTCACGGCTCGGACTATTGGTAATGAGCTTGTCGATACCACAGCAATGGAATTGGCAATCCTCGGCACAATGAGTGCTCATCCCTTCATGGAAGATTACCTTGAAGATCCGGTTAAAAGCTTCGGAATTAGCTTGGCTCTCGGAGGCGCAATCGGCGGAGTCGCAGGAACCATTGCAAATCGTTTTGCCGTGCGTAGCTTGGAAGGTGCTGCACAATCCGAAGCGTGGGGTAAGATTGCGAAGGATTTCAAGAATCTCCCTGAAGGTATGCCCTATGTGAATCGTATTCAAACGCATCAAGAAAATATTGATGTGCTGAATCGACTCGCCTATTCGGCTGAAGAGAATGGCTTGCTTAAGCAGTATGCCAAAGATACTCTCAATCATGTCCGTGCAGCGCAAGTCGAAGACTTCAAAGCCCTGGGCAAAGGTCTGAGCGAAGGGCTTGAGAAAGAAGAAGCCGATCGTTTGATGCAAATGCTTGTGGAAGATACTCGATTCCAAGGAGTCGATGCAGTATCTTTCATGAAGGCTTCGGACTTCTCGGTTCCTCTCGGGACCAAGGCTCTCAAGGAAGTCAAGGTCAAACCTACCAATGTATTCCAAGATTTCTTTGATGCCAAGGGACGAATCAAAACTCGAGCCTATTCGCAAGAATTTGATGTCTTTGGAACTCCGCATGAGATTACAAAGATCTCCCGAGCCAATGCCCTTGGTCTAACAGAGAAAGGAGCTGCGGCTGGCTGGCGTGAATACAAAGGTCAAATCCAAGTCCCTGACAATGAAGTAGCTTTTGATTTGCTGGCTGCTCGGGCGCCGGAAGTTGATGCTCTTTATCTGAAGCGATTGGCTCAAATTGATCGGCTTAAGAAAGAAGACCTGGCCAAAGCTGCGATCTCTCCTGAAGATTTGCCTACGCTCAATGCAATTGTAGCTAAGGTAATGCAGGCTCCAGAAGAGCTTGGTGGAATCAAGATCAAGCTAACTCGGGAAGCCCCGAACTACGGAGCAATTGAGAAGGCAATCGTCAAGGCTTCTGGAGTTAAGGCCAATCACTTCGATCAATTGAAAGGGTTTGCCAAACGTGACTCCACTTTCAATCTTGGCCGGCAGAATCTTCCTGCAGATACCTTGAGCTTTTTGCGCTCTTGGACTACCGGAGCTCCTTCGGATAAGGCTACCTTCCGTATGGCTTTCACAGGCTATCGACAAGGAGGCTGGGTTCCCAATAACCGCTTGAAGCAAATGGCTAAGGAGCTGTATGAATCCCAAGCAAGTACCCAGCTTCGTCAAACCTTGCTTAAGGATGTGGCGGATGCAGAAGGAAACATTTATTTGTATCGAGGAATTTCGGTAGACAATCCTCGTGGCCATGGTCCTATTGATTCGTATACTCCCAGCTATCAAGTGGCAAAGAATTTTGCTGGAGGCCAGGATCATAGGGTCAAACTTTACAAGGTTCATGTGGATGATCTGATTGGTGTCGTAGACAATGGCCATGGTGAATTGGAATACATGGTTCTTGCTCCGGCTCGCCAAGCAGAAGCCAGTTTGCCTGTAGCTAACACCGTTCAAGCTGCAAGCAAAACCAATCTTAATCGAACTGTGGAAGAAGTTTCCATGGCTAAAGTGGCTGGGCTTTTGCTGGACAAGAAAGAAGAACTCCTCAATCAATTCATTGCCAAGGGAGTTCCTGCTGAGGTCATGGCCATTCGGACTAATGTACCTTATCAAACTGTCCAAGCATATATGGCAGCAGGTGGCACCAAACGCTTGTTTGAGCTTGAGGCTATGGGATTGCCTACGGCTACTTATGGGAATCCTGGGAAGATTGCAGAGTACCTTAATCCTGCCCAAGCTCCGCTCAAGCTACGGGTGAATCGCAATAAGGTTCCTTTTGCAGAGCTGTCTGCTTCTCTGGATCGCAAGGCTCTTGCAGCAGCCAATCAGGAAATCACTTCGCGCTTCTTGGAAATTTCGCGCAGTGCTATTGCCAAGAAGGTTGGTCAATATTTCTTCGAGGGAGAAAAGAAACAAGTCCTTGACATTCTGCGCTCTCAAGTTAATGAGGCAGTAAGCTCAAAAGCTGGCTCCAAGATGTTCCAGTCTACTGATTTCTTCACGCGCAATATGGGAGATTTCGGGAAGATTGCTACGGTCATTGGCAAAGATGTTCAGCACATTGCAAACAATGCAATCAAAGAACTGGTCAAGCCTATGACAGAACTGATGGAGAATATCACCAAGAACCAAGCAGCTCTTGTGGAAGCAAATCAAGCCTTGGCTTTTAATGCAAAGCTGGTAGGCTGGCGCTTGTATAAGGATCGTCAATTCTGGCTTCGGGAAGAAGGTGTCCAAGATGGAAAGAAGGTTTATAAGCTAGTGCCTGCTTTGCTTAAGGGCCAAGAGTTTAAGGTAGTTGATGATCAAGTGGACAAGCTCTTGCAGGAATTCGCAAAGGCTGGAGAAGAGCTGTACAAGCTGAAGAATACCGCGCATCAGATTCAAGGTATTCGGGATATGCCTTCCATTGGATTCTGGGTTCCGCCCTTCAATCCGAAAGGAAAGCACATTGCTTATGTCCACCATGCGGATGATCGAACTGAGATTCTCTGGGGCAATACGGAAGATGAATTGCTCAATGCTGTGCAGACTTACAAGAATGCTCATGCTCAGAAGATTGCAGTGGGTGAGATCAAGGTCATCGAATCCAAGGGGGATCAAGAGCTTTACAATATGTTCACTGGACGATTGGATCAGATCCAGATGGACATTGCTAATATCGAAATGCGCCATGGAGGAGCCTCTGCTCCAGCTATTGTGAAAGCCAATGCCGATGCCTTTGGGGATATTGTTCAAGGTTACGAACATTATATCCAGGCTTCGGTGCGTAATCTGGCTGAGCTTTCGATGGCGGATATTACTGACACTCTTCAATATATGAGCAAGGTGGATCAGCTTAAACTGAAGAATCAGCCGCTTAGCACTATTCAAAGATTTGTCAGTGGTCGACAAGATGCAGCGGCTATTATGAGGAATACCCTTCTTGGTGTAAGCACTCTGAAGAATGCTCCTCATTGGCAATTCATCAATCAAAGCTTTGAAACAGTCTTGGGGATTGCTGGCAATCAGCTGCAAAAGTCTTGGAAAACTCTGACTGAACCTTTGCGTCGTAAGGGCGAATTGCAAGCTGAGGATCTGGCTAAGCTGGATTACGAAAAGCTGGCAGGAGAAATGGAAAGGCTTGGGATGCACAATCCCTATAAGGCATTCGATGAGGAAGCAGCTAGGGTCTATGGCTTGGCCCAGCTGACGGAATCAAAGAATACTTCCAAGCGAGCAATCTATACTTCGAACGCTCTGGCAGCTACAGTAGCCTTGCGTTTTGGTGAAATTGCTCAGCCTCTTGTCAATGCGATGAGCTTGCCGATTCTTATGACAAGTGCTATGAGCACCAAGCTGCCTGAGCATTTCATGGGAGTAGCCAAAGGAACAGCTACGGCGAACCCAGTCCAGCTTATGTATGAGGGAGTTCGTGCAGCCTTCAGCAATAATCAGCAATTCCAACGCTGGTCAAAGGCTTGGGAAGAGGCTGGCTACTTTGAACCAATGGTGTCTGAGGCATCCAAGGTTCTTAAGATGAGCCGAGAGTTTGAGCCTGGGGCCATTAATGCTGTGGAGAAGGCTCTGGATTCTCAGTTGGTTCAATGGATGTCCAAGGTATCAGATTCCTCTGAAGCAATGGTTCGTCGAGTAGCAATGTTTACAGGAGGCAATCTAGCGAAAAGGCTTTATCCTGAATTGAGTGATGTTGGAGTTACGATCTTTGCTCGAGAATTTATGGATCGAGTGATCGGAAACTACCATGCGGCTCAGCGTCCTACCTTCTTCCAAGGAACTCTTGGAGTAGCTCTGGGATTGTTCCAGACTTATATGGTCACCATGGCACAGAGCCTGTATCGGCATTTGGAGCTGAAGAATTACAAGGCTCTAAGCAAAACGATGCTAGCTCAGGCTGGGATCTTTGGAGCTGGTAGTCTCCCTGGCTTCCATGCAGTATCGCAATTGATTGGAGAGCATTATTCTGATGACAATGTAGATTTGGTCACAGGAACTTTCCGAGCATTGCCTGATGGAATGGCGGATCTTGTTCTTTATGGCGCACCCTCTAGCTTTGGTCCAGCCTTCTATTCTCGTGGTGAATTGACTCCTAGAGTTCCCGGAGGTATGGGAGATGTGCCAGTAGTTAGCATGACTGCACAAGCTTTGGAAACAGTTTACACATCTGTGAAAGCAATCACGCAATCCGATGAGGAAACTGGACGAGCCTTGCTTCAAGGATTGTCAATGCAAAGCATTAGCCGTCCTATTGCTCGATTGAGTGAGGTAGCTTCTGGATATTCAGTAACTCGCCAAGGCAATACCATTGCTTCTCCTGATGAAGTATGGACGACAACCGGAGTCTTGAGCAGGCTGCTTACTACACGTCCTTTGGAAGAAGCCAAGCTGAGAGATGCCATTCATTTGAATACTGTGTATGGATCGCTAGATCGAGAGGCAAGGCAGAGGGCTATGGCCAAACTTAAGACAGCAATCCGCAATGGTACTTTGGATGAGGCGCAGCTTGATGCAATCGCTGAGGAGTATATGAGAACTGGAACTCCCACTGGCTGGCGTAGCGCCTTGAATACAGCTATTGCCCAGACAGAGTTTTCTGGTAAGGTTCCTCTGCAAGAGAAGATGAGGATCAATAATCCGCTCAATTATATGATCGACTCGCTTGACGGATGGGAATAATCAATTCCGTTAAGACGTAAAAAAGCCCCCAAGGAGAAATCCAAGGGGGCTTCTTTTTGTCAGAACTCTTGACGCAACTGCGGGTAATGGCGACGAACGAAATCCGACAAACCGTGAATCGGATAATTATTTGATCTCAAATGATTAGCTAGGCTTAGAATGCTAATACCCCAAGTACCTGAGTTTACATTCAGACTAGCATTGGAATTGATGAAGGCAGCTACTTTAGCCAGATAAGCAATATCTTCCTGGGTAATCTGAGATAGAATCGCTGACTCTTCTTGGACTTCTTCTTCCGGCGCCAGCTCCTTTAAAGATTCATAGCGAATGGATTTTTGTGTTTCTTCTTTCTCCAATTCGGCCTCACGCTCAAGTCGTTTGACTTCAGAGTGAGCATAGAAAAGAATCTTCTTGGCATCTCGCAATTGATCCGAACGAGAAGCAGTCCCATAGCGATAGCAAGCTCGGAAGATTTCTCCGATCTGTGCATTCATATTGCGATGAGAAATCAAATCTTGCAATTGAGTTGCGTTCTTGGGAAGCAAATAATAATCAGCAGAAGATCCATCAGAACGAGCATTCATTGGCTTCAAGTCTTTTTCAATCATTTCTTTTTGCTCCTTAGGTTCGGGATTTAACATCATCAAGGCCAAAGACTTCAGCCCACATACGCTCAACACTACTTGGGTCCAAGGTTCTTTGCTGCTTTGTAATGACATGTTCGATTTTGCCATCAAGCCAAACCTCATAATCTTCGGTGATTGAATTATGACGAAGCCCGCAGAATCCGATTTGCCTTAGCTCAGAGCTGTGCATGAAATCTGGATGGCCTGGCCTAGGAGCACCTACTTCAACCTCAGTATATTGAGGAGCGACAATGTGATTCTTTGCGTCCGATCCAGCCATGGTTAAGATTCCTTCTTTGCTTTTTGTTTAATGATCTCACAGCCGCCGAAGCGGGCAAAGACTTTGAAAGTTCCTTCCGGAAATTGGCCAAGCACTTCTTTTACATCATCTTCCCCCAGAGCTAATGCACTTGCATGTGAAACAAGAATGGATTGCCCCACAGGAAGCTCCTGCAAACGGGTAGCCAAATAGCGAGCTTGTCTTTTGATCCACCAATCAGGCTGCTCGTCTTTAAGCTCGATGACTTCATGCATCGCTTCATCAAGGTCTTTCTGGGTCATTCTAATTCCTCCAAGGTTAGCCAGTCTAATTGAAGCAAATCTTCTTTCCATTCCTGTGCAGGCTTTGTGCAAGGAACGAACCCTACAATGTTTCCCATCTTCATGGTTTGAATCTTCTCTGCTTGCTGAAGATTCTTGAGCACATCGTGGAACTCAGCCAGCTTATTGAAGTCCTTTTGTGTTTTCTTCCACAGTTCATTGACAGTCACCGGGCGTTTAGCTGTGTGAAGAATGTCAATGATTGAGGAAGCCACATCAGAATATTTAGATTTGCCAAATTCCCCCAAGGCTCTAGGCATTTTAAGCTCAGTCACATAGAGCAAAGTGTTTGCCTTGATTATATCCTCATGGGTTATTGTGGTACTGAGCCTAGTAGCGGCCAAGACCATAGCAAGTTTAAGAAGGTGTGTAAACCTGCGATTAGCATACCCCACAAAACGATGATCGTCAAGAGGTATATACTCTTTGTAAATCCGATCGCAAATTGCCCTAGCTTCCTCCGTAAGCTCACACGAACCAGACAGCTTCTTGATTTCCTTGAGATGCTCAATGAGTCGATCTCGCTTAGAGGCTTCAATGGGTTTGGGAAATGTGATTTTTCTGCCTGTGGTTTCGCCATATACAAGAATCACTCGACTAAGAAACCCATTACCGAGAGCCTCTGCCGGGAAAGCTAGGGAGAACCCTTGAGCTGTATTTCCAGACAGAATGCTTACGGTAGGCTTATTGACTTCCACATCCTTACCATGAATCTTCGGATGCAGATACTCGCTTGGACAATCCCATAGCTTAGTCAGCATTGTGTAGAATTCCATATTGTTCATGCCAGTGAAGTCGGTAAACTCTTCGGCAACAATATAGCTTTCAGCTGGCTCATCTACAGTCAGTTCAAGCAGAGCGTCAGGATCATCCAAATCTGCCTCATCAATAGAGGACATCATCATAAGGAATTTTTCTTTTGATACTCGATCAGCCGCAAATTTTGAATAGCCTGTTCCTTTAAGGAGCTTTGCTCCAATATTGATTGCCGTGGATTTGCGAGTTCCAGCCGATCCCATGAACATCACATACTGATTGGGATAGATACTCGAATGACCGAAGGGCATCCAGATCCGTCTAGCTAGTAAAGCACCAACAATAGAAATAGATGCCCATCGGTGAAATATCGAGGGAGCCTCGCTTTCGCCTACGCCAGCGTAGGAAAAATAGGCTTCGAAATAATCACTCATATGGCAGAGGCCAATGCCCAAAGGCTAAGAATGATTATTAGGGCGCCAGCCGTTTCAAGTGCATGTCGCATTTGACCTTCTCCATTTCTTTCTCGGCCCAAGATTGACCAACCTTGGAATCAATGGGAATACGCAAGGTCCGACCATGAACATCAATCGGATTATTCAAGCACTCTTGCATACGTGGGTGCCAAATATGGCGCTCATCCTTAGGCCAGGCACTCAGCACAGAGTCATGCACCTGAGCCTTCAGACGGAACTTGCCTTTGCTCGGAAGAACTAGCTCTTTGTAGCAACGCCAGAATCCACGATTAAGCACTTTGACGGAAAGATGTTGTGGAGCATGAGCAACCGCGCTTCGGAAAGTCTTATGATTTTTTGTAATGTCACCAAAGAAGTAACGGGAAGTACCGTAAGGAGAACGAAGCATACGAGTAGTTGCCACCTCGTTTCGGATTTCACCATACCACTCGCGTACCCTAGGGAAAGGCACATGGTAACGATCGAGGAGCATAGCAGCAAACTGACGAAGAGTAAGTTCATATGCTTTATTCTTCCGAGGAATCTCCACAATGCTAATGCCAAGTTTATGTGCAGCTTCAAATAGAATCTTAGCACCAATATTTTCAATGAAGGTTCCGGCCCCCATCATATAATTAGTGCCATGCACAATCTTCTTGAGTACCTTATTGCGGAAAAAGTCAGTGACTTCTTCGTAAGGAATATCAAAGAAGAGCGTAGCCAGAGTCTTGTAGAAATCCTTTACTGCATCCTCAAGAGCTGCAATGAGGGCTTCTTCCTGAGACAGATAGGCAGTGCATCGAGCTTCGGATTGCGAATTGTCGAACTCCGCCATCTCATAGCCTTCGTCTGCAACCAACATGGATTTGGCATAGCCCGGAATATTCTGAACTTGAGTGCCTACCCAGAAGGAAGAAGCCTTGCAAGCCATCCGCGAAGTTTCAGTTCCGAACGGATCAATGGAATAAAGCAATCGCTCATTAAGCTGCCGGAAAGTGAAGTATGTCCCTACTGCTTTTTGGGCTCCCATATAATCCAAGATCCACTCGACAACCAAAGCAAGCATCGGATGCTGTTCGGCCACAGCCTTGAGATTCTTCTCATCTGTCCCAGAAGAACTCTTGCCCAGCTTTGGATTCTTGGCTCCGAGAATTTCATACAGGTAGAATTGCTTTTGCTGCCACGAACCCGGATTGAAATTGGGATTTGCAAAAGCTATCTGAAGATTGCGGCGAGCTTCTTCAAGGACTGCCTCTTGCTCTGCCTTCAGCTTTAGACGCTTTTCATTGTCAATCTTGATTCCTTCGAAGCCACAATAGAGCGAAGGATAAACGAGCTTGAATGTGTCCGCGTAATTCGTCCGAGCATATGCAGGTAGATTGCGTAATTGCTGGATAAGGATTCGAAGGGTATACCATGTATCGAGGGCATTGTATCCCCAATAGCGATGCTGATCGCCAGAGCTTTTAGCTTCATCGGATTCGGTTTTCCATTGACGGTAATCGGGAAGATTGTAGGAAGCTACGAAAGCCAAGTCCTTAGGTAGCTCAGAAAACTGACTATGAGCCAGCCCCATACTATCAAGTACCCAATTATGAGGCTCGGCCTGATAACGTATCGAATGATAGCAATCATAAAGACCATTGTGCATCCCCTTGAAGGGACGAGACGCATTAGCTTCTCGCAAGAATAGAATGGCTTCTCCGTAGGAAATTGCATCCTTCCAATAGTCGGTATTGTCTAGATTCACCAAAGGAAGAACAAAGACTTCGATCGTCCCTTTAGGAGTCAGACAAGCCCAAGAAGCACAAGTGATAAGAGAGTCACCTCCGTTCACATCCTCTTCATCCTTGGGCTCATTCAGCAGAGTAGTCTCCACGTCATAAGCCACAAGAATTGAGGACTCAATTACCTTCAGGGCTGGAGCAAAGTCCTCAAGGGATTCAAGGGCTTTGAAGCCGAACTTGGGCGAAGTCAGATGAATGCTTTGGAACTTTTCCAAGTCCTTGCCCAAGAGCCATTCACCGTGCTCGACTGTATTGATATGCTCCAGCTTATTGCACACAATTACAGGGACTTCGTAGGTGAGCTTTGAGCCACGCCACAAATCAAGTGTAGGCTTTTTGCCCGGCACAAGATTCGCAAGAGTTTGCTCATTGCACAGAAGGATAGCCGAACAAGATCCCATCTTAGCCTTGGCCATAAGCTCGCTAGGAGTCAGATCCATTGCAGTAGCTGCAAAGTCCAAGCCATAAT